ACTCCTTGAATACCATTAGCAATTGGAAGTATATTATCATAGGCATCTTTCATTGCCTTTTTCCTATCCTCTAATGCTTTTACTATTTGATTAGTTACTACTTGCTCTGCATTAATTCCACTTTTAGGTTGAGTAATATCGGCAGTTTTTGGTGCTTGTAATGGTGTAGTAAGCATCTCATATTTTGCCTTTGCTAATTCTTGTTCTGCTTTTACTTGTTCCCTAATTATATCAGCCGTTTTTTCTAATTCATCCCTTCTTCGCTTTAAAGCATCTATATTTACTACAACTTCTTCTGAATTTTTCTTTACAATATTATTTAAATTAGCAAGTCTTTCTGCTTCTACTTGCTCGGAATTTGCCATTAATTTTTTTCTATATTGCAAATCCGTTACATATTTCAAGGAATTTTTTAATTCATCTACGGATTTCCCATAAGAACCATTTAAAGTTGTTTGAGCAGTATTAAATCCAGTTGTAACCTTATGACTATTATCTAATGTTTTATTATATGATTCTGCTACCTTAATTTGCTCTTTTAATGAATCAATAGTATTTTGAATTGCCTCATCATTAGCAATCATATCAGCAGTTAAACCAGTATCTGCCCCCATATTCTTAGACATATCATAGGCAGATTTACCTGCAATTCCAAGTAATGCAATTAATGATGCTAATGGTAATGCTTTTACTGAAGTACCTAATAATGTAATTTCAGTCGTAAGTAATTTCATTCCAACTGCTAACTTTGGCAGAATTGTTCCTGCCATATATAATAATGGACCAGATAAAGCAACAAATCCAGTTAAAGCAATTATTAGTTTTTTTGTTCCTGAATCTAATTTTCTAAATCCTTTTAAAACATCATTTAATCCAGAAACTATATCAGTAAATAATGGTAATATTTCTTCACCTAAACTTGCACCAAGTTCTTTTAGATTTTCCTGAAACATTCTTGTTTGATTGGCTGCACCTCCCCCAGTTCTTGCAAAATCTCCTTGAGCATTAGCAGTTTTGCTCATAATATACTCATAGCGAAGCATTACTTTTTCTGCTTGAGTCATATCCTTTATTTGGGTTTTTATCCCTTTCTCCATTGCAAACTGTTTTAAGTTTACCTCGGTCATTACTACACCTAATCTTTTTAAGGATTCAGTTTCTCCAGTAAATACTCCATTTAATGCAGTAGTTACCTCCTCAATATTCATATTCTTAAATGATGCCAAATCCCCTGCAAGACCAACTAAGGAAGTAGAAAGTTTAGATGCCTCCACAGTATTTATTCCCATAGAAGTAGCCATATCTCCAAACAATGCAGCCATATCTAAGGCAGTACCTTCTGCAATACCAAATGAATCAATTGTAGTCTTAGCAAATTCTTTTACTCTATAACTAGATTCTTTAAATGCAACATCAACCTTATTTAACGATTCTTGAAAGTCAGATGCTAATTTAATAGATGCCCCACCTAATGCTACAATAGGTGTAGTAAGATATAAAGACATATCCTTACCTATGCTTTGCATCTTTTTACCAAAATCGTTTAATCTTTTTTCGGTCTTTGATAGAGAAGCATCCAATTCCTTGGTATTACCACTCAGTATGATTTCTAATACATTCGCCATAAATCAAAATTAATAAAAAAAGCAACCCTATTTTGATTGCTTTTCTATTTGTTTTAAAAACTCTTTAAATTGTTCTGGTGTACTTTTTGGACTATTCATTTCAAGTAATATATCTTGTGGCAATGGAAATAACTTATGTGGTTGTACCATTTGACTTTTCTTTGTTGCATTCTGATTGACAATCATTGTAGAAACAAAACGAGTCATCTCCCACCACAAATTATTCTGAACAGTATATGCCTCGCCTAATAGTGCATTTTCTTTCCAAGTATTAAGCCAAAAATCACTTGGTTTTATTCCTACCTGACCTATATAAAAATCAAGTAAATTATCCCAAGTTATTTCTCGTTTTTTTTTGGATGGTCTTTGGTGCTTTTTGTTACATTTCTTCTTACTCCAGCATTTAAATCATTACCAAGTATCCTTGACTCAACCATCGTAGTAGTAATTAAATTTAAAGCATCCATATCTACATCTTCAAGCCAAACTCCTGCATCATAAATGGTATAATCAATTTCATTTCTATTCTCTAAATCGTATGCCTTACAACCTGAATAAACTAATGAACGTAATGTATTAACCGATAATTTATCAGAAAATACTTTATCTATCTCTGTTAAGTTGTATCCAGTACACTCCTCAAAAATTGCCCAGAAATTCATTGAAAAGTGTAGAGTACGTTCAACTCCACCTAAAGTTAATTGACAATAACCTCTTTTTTTTGTTTCCATTTTACTTGATTGGTTGTATTAGGCAAATGCCCTGCCCCAAATGAGCAGAGCAACAACCTAACTAAATTAAACTATGAATACAATTCTTTATTACGCGTTTGCTGACTTAGTGATAGCACCAGTCAAAGTAATAGTACCAGAGTAAGAAACAGATGCCTCCATATCAGCAGTCTGCTCTAATGAAGTAATATAACCTGAAGCAGTATAAATTGAATCGCCAGTAGTAGCAGTTCCGAATACTGCAGTTACCTCTGTTCTTGCAATTAATAAATCTGCTAATTCAATAGCATTAGTTCCATCAGAATAATCTACAAGACCATCAAAAGAGATTTCCCCAGACTTAACTGCTGGAATACCTTCTGACCATCCTGCTGAATCCTTTGTTGTTGCATCAGCCATATCTAATGATAGAGATAGTGAGCAAGAAGTTGTATGTCCTATTGCAGTACCATCAACTTTTACGATTAAATTTGTCCCATTAAAAATTCCCGAAGTAGGCATAACTTTATTTGTTTAATTTTTTGTTCTTAATTTATTTCTACGAATTTAAAAAATTTTTAGATACATTTTCCCACTCTTGATTTATATTTTCCCATTTCTCAAAAATGAGATTCCAAGGCAAATAATCTTCCCAATATACCCTGCCATTTATATCTAATTCTACCGAGCATTTTACCCCTCCTTCCATATCTGCTATTTCTTCTACTGCTACTATCTGACCTTCTCCAAAATAAAACCTTGATGCTGATTTAAATACATACATCGTAGAAGTCTTTTGTATAAGTCTATCTACCCATTGCTCAAATCCAAATTGGTCTGCATAATCCACCAATCCTTCTGCTGATAATTTAGCCGTTCTTTTACCTGCTATTGCCTCATACCATCCTCCACTATCCTTTGTTGTTGCCTCACTTAAATCTAATGAAAAATTTAATACACCTGAAGTCGTATGACCAAAAGGTGTATCAATTTCGTATAGTATCAGATTTGTTCCATTTATGATTGCCATGGCAATGCAGGTTGTACAATTGGTGGATTAATGATATTTTCCAATGCCTTAGCCAATTGCTCTTGCATCGCAGGTACATCTAATGATGATTCTAACCATCCTATCACTTGTGCCTCTGTTAAATCAGCATAAGGAGTAAAATCAGGCATATCAGGATTCTGTGTAAAACCTTCTGCCCCATATATATCCGTATAGATATAATCAGGTGCTTCAGGGTCAGTCCCATTTTCAATGCCATAACGCCAATGACAAGTAACAACATAATCCTTCATCCCATTTAACATAGGAATACAATCTAAAGCGACAATTGTCCATTTATAATTCGACATCTTCTTCTTGTTTTATTTCTTTTTTATTAAACTTTATTCCATTTGTCCATCCTTCAAGGAATGTATAATCTTCCAATCCTTCAGGATTATTAACTTGAATAACTTCTACCTCAAATTCCTCCTCATTCAATGCTCTGCTTTCCTTTCCTAATTTTTTAATATTCTCTTTCGAAAACTTATACCCACCTTTTTCATCTAAAATTAAATTACCATCTGAATCTACTGATGCACAATCTAATCTAATTTCTTCTACCTTTTCATTGTATCCATCTAATAATGGCTTAACCTTTTCTGCTATTTTTTGCAGTTTCTTTTGTCCTTTTGTTTTACCATCTTTTACGTTCATATTAAGGTTGGCAATTAAAGTAAACAACTCTAAATAACTTTTTTTCATACTGATTGATTTTATTTTAATTTATAACTGAATCCTGCACCAAATGAAAATGTGCTACCAGTAACATTACCGATAAGCCACAATTTCATATCTG